AAAATCTCATTTGTCTGATCGGCAGTCATTCCTAATTCATCAACTAGGAAATCAATGTCTTTGAAGATTTGGTTTGTTGAATTGTTCATTTTAGTTACCAAAAGAATTAAGTTGTTTAGGATACTGTTGGGTTACGTTATCGATTAGTTCTTCATATAGATCCTCATCATAAGTTTCTATCTCTGTTTGAATCTCATCATCAGATAGATTAGCAAAATCCTCTTTCATGCTCCATGTGATATACTGCATCATGGTTTTAACATCCATGTTATCAACCTGTATTTCTACAAATTGTTCAATCAGTTCAAGTCTTTGCTTGTAAGTAATTGTTTTTGGGAGAATTGTTTTAGAATCCATTTCGGAATTGGTATGAGGTTTGGGGTTAGGGTTAATTTCCATTTTATTCGGCCTCCTGTATGATATCCCATGTCTGACAATATCCAATTAACCAGTCTCTTTGATAATCGGTTAATTCGTTTGATGAATCATACAATAGATCATCGGCACTCAGAAATTCTAATTTGTGTAGAATACAGAAATCCTGTAGAACATCAGATAGAAAATCCAATCGGGTTGTTAGTACACTCATTGATTAATTACTCCATGATAGATTGAACTTTTCAAGTAATATATCTCTTACATGCTCTCTATCAAGTGAATCTCCATCACCCCATGAATATTCAGGGAATGAGGGATAACAACACATTTGAAGATAAAGAAATGAGGCTTCGGCAATCATCTTCTTAGTTAGTCCCTGAATTGGATATAATACATCAGGATAACTGGGCAAGTAGAATGATGCGACATAATCGGTGAAGTCGTCCATAGTCTCAAACATAAGTAACTCCTTTGTTGATTACTTTAGTATTATAACCGATTTTATGCCTCTGTGTATCCATACAGTGACAGTTTCTCAGCTGGTACACCATATACCTCATTCATGAATTTTTCATATAATCTATCTTCTGCACCATATGCTTCTACCTCATGCGGTTGATCCATGTACTCATACTTCTCTACTGACTCACCCTCAAAGTACATCTTACCACTCTTCATTCTCAGTGTACCCTGTAGCCACTGCTTCAAGTGTACAAACTCATGCAATAGAGTCTTGGCATACAATTCATAAGGTAACTTCGATTGTACCTCAATTACAAACACTCTTGGTCTGTATGCCTGATCTACAAAGTCACAGAATCCAAATGACTGTTCTCTCTTCAATCCCTTATGTACTATTCGCACATAAAACTTATGCCTTGGTACATACTTGTTTATAAACCAAGAGGCAATATCCTCACAGAGGATGCTGCTATAACCGTATCCAGTAGTTTCAAAACAAGACATGATCCCCAGTGTAAAGTCCAAATGAAAGAAGAAATAAAGATAAGTTTATCTTTTGCACTCATATCCTTACTCATTATACCACACTCCACTCATACTTATCGGATGGTTGCTTACAGTACATACAATGTAATGAAGACCATGCGAAGTTATAGACTCTACTGGCTCCCTCACATTTTGGACAGACAATATATCTGCCCTTCTTTGGAGCTCGTGTGTTCTTGGTTATGGGTACTAACTTAGCTGTCATGGAAATAACCTTGAAGGGGGTGGATTTAATACATAAATGTTATTTGATTCTACCTCTGGGCCGTCCTTACCCTCTAACTCAATATCATATGAATCAGCAGTCCTATGAATCTCATCAACTATAGTATTATACTGTTCACTATAGTCCCAGTCATGGACTATCTCACGTGCGATTAGGTCTGCATTATCTTCAGACAGGCCGGGATAGAATTCCTTGACTGCCTCTAAGACATCAATTTCAATTTTTAATGTTGTCATTGGATTTGCTCCTGTTGTTTTTGGGATTGACATTCACAGGCATCAAGGATACCTTCAAATTTCTCAAATATACCATCAATCTCTTCTACTAATTCTTCATCATCATTGCCCTGAACATAACCCTCTAATACATAGAGGATTGTTGACATCTCATCTTTGGATAGATTTACTAGCATATTAACCTCTCATGTATAAGTAACCACCAGCCCAACCACAGTTCATTGGGTTGAGTACATACTCTCTATCACTTATCAGTCTCAAATCATATCTGACATGCTTTGCAGGTGACTTCCAGCTTGCTGCCTTATAAACCTCTCCAGTCTTCTTATTCACAAAGGCATGAACACCACCGTCACGATACTCATTACGATCTCTGTAGGTGTCGAAGTCCTGTTGAATGATTTTATAATACTTCTTACCATTCTGAATACGAAACTTCATAAGGTTTGCTGTTCCGTTCTCTGTTGCTTCAATCTCTTTACGTGAATACTCTGAACCACTATCAGCATACATACGCTTCAGTGAACGTAAGTGATACTGCTTGTAGTTCTCTGCAAGTGAATCACATAATTGCTCTGTCCACTCCAATACTCTCTCTTCCAATGTTTTTTGTGGAGCAACTCCTAAAGGTGTCATACCGTCCAATGCTGGAACCTGTGGAGTTGGTCTGTAAGTAGCAGTCATAAGTCCCTTGATTGATTACTTTAGTATTATAGTATAAAAAAAGACCCCTGTGAAGGGGCCTTGTTACACTTATTCAATTGGCCTATAGGTCGGTTCCTCCTGTCTCTACTACCTCTACAATGTCCTCAAGGACTGATAGGATTTCATTCCCATTGTTGGTAGTGTCCAAAAGGAATTCTGCGAAATTAGGTGACATGACTAAATTAGTGTCGGGTTTACAAGGTGGGACTTACAGGACGTAATTTCCCTGCTGAACAGAGACAACCATAGATCCTTGCCCTAAAATAATGATGTGGGACTTACAACTTCAAAACTGTCTTTTCAGATGTCCTAAGACATCAGCAGTACAAGAGGTCTCCAAACACAAAGAGCAGTTTTCCACAGCGTGACCCGAAGATCATCTGATTGTTGCTCACCCCTGCCTTGCGTTTGCCCACTGTGTAGTTTCCTATCGCCCCTAATCCTGAAACTACAAGGAGATTAGAGCAGTTGAGAGAGTGGGGCATCGACATAGGTTTCACCTATATGCCCAAATTTACCTACTGGGAATCGCTTACACCTGAACCCCCAAACTTAATCGGGGCAGTAGAACCACATATCTCTCAACATTTATATAATACCAGTTTTGAGGGGCTCTGGCAACCCCATGTGTGCCAGTTCTTAGGCTGTCACTTCACCAGTTGGAATATCTCTTGGAACTGCATTAGTCTGAATAACATTAAAGTCATCATCTCTCTTATGTGATAGTGCATAGCACTCCCAACTATGGTCTAATGTAAATATGTAAGCATACTCTTCTCCACCCTCAAAATAATCATCCACATTCAAGTCTAAACGTGGTTCTGTCCTCTCTCCACGTGCATTATAGTATAATACATGAGGTTCACACTCTTTTCTATCCCAATCGGTATCAGATGCAAGGCAAGAAATATTACCACCATCAAGCAACTCTGCAACCTTATCTCTTGTGTTATAGTTTGTTTGTAGCATAACACCTAACCACTGTGGATAACCATCCCAGTGATGATACACTGAAAGAATAGCACCATCAGCAAGTTGTAATCCGATTCTTGAACGAGTTGCCATTTAAAAAAGGGAATAAAAAACACGTGGGATGTTAGTTCTTTCTTCGGTTGCGAACCGAGAGGCACATCCATCTCCTCGTTGTTGTGTGTAGGACTTACAGGGCGTAATTTCTCTGCTGAACAGAGACAACCATAGACCCTTGCCTAAATGGTGAGAGAAACAAAAAACGGAGACAGTGCATTACTCTTTCGGTCATGTGTCTGCTTCTGAGTCAGACTAGAAAGAAACCGTCTTTGTTTCCCATACATGTATAATACCATAAAAAAGACCCCTGTATAGGGGCCTTGTGACACTATCTAAACTGTCCTAGTCATCATAGACTCTACACTCTAATGAGTCAGGATGATTATCACAATATACTTCTAAGTGCTTATCCTCATGCCTAGTGTGCCAATCATTAATCTTACCCTCATTTGGCTCTACCACATCTCCTTTATGATACTCATCATATTCAGCATGTACATTCTCTAAATCATCTTTACTATACTCTAACATACCATGATTGATATGCTCTTTGTTATCTTTGGGGTCAAGATAAACTTCATGCTCTAGGTCGTGCTTGATAGTAGTCATAACTTAAACTATACTCCTATAATAGTATTTATTTTAGGTAGCAACTGCGACTTGTCGAATTGCCTCCATCTTAATAAATTGTTCTTGCATATTATAATACAATTTATAGTTTTCTGTCGTTAAATAGTATCCCTTTATCTCGTTTCCATCACAATGCCAACCGTATGCCTGTAGACGTTCTTCATCACCATCAATTCTAAGTGTTTTATCACTATGCAGGTATTCGTGGTATCTTTCGTCTAAGTTAATCATTGCCCTTGGAGTATGTGTTGATATTATAACATAGTTATATGTTTTATCTATAAACTTTATACTGTCTTTATACTTCCCTCATATATCTTCATCTTCATCATTATGTAGGTCTGGGGAATCTAACTTAAACTTTGTAGTGTCTACACCTGGTGTATATTCATACCCATACTTCTCTAATGCCATTTGAAACTCTTTACCATCTAATTTACCATCCCAATAGTCACTTTCAGAAGGAAACTCAAAGTTCTTCCATTCCTCGTACTTACCCTCATTACTATGGACTTTAATATCAGTATTAGTATTACCTCTCAACAATGCTAACAATCTTACACTATCATCATAACAAGCTTGATGATATTTCATATTCTTCTTGACACTCTTTATAATAGTATCATATACTTGATCAGAACTATAACCTGATGATAATGCCTCATCAACCCAAGCACTCAAAGTATCAAGAGTATAATCTTTATCTTTCATTGTCGTATTCAATCGCTTGTTTCATTATAATCTCTATCTCTTTAGATGTCAAATCGTTTAACCATTTCCACTCAGGATCTTCTTTATCCCATTCAATACTAAATGATTTATCCTCATTCTGATGTATTTTTAGACTGTCTTTCTTCATCTTTGATTCTTTTCCTCACTTGTTTAGCATAATATACATCACTTTCAGTATATAATTCAGGGTGTTTCTTTGCTCTTTTTATTAACTTCTTCGCTGCCTTCTTAATGCTCCAGTCCTTCATTTGTTGATTGTCTTTGTATTCTTGCAAGTAGGCTATCTATATCACTTTCCAGCTGGTATATTTGCTTAGAGTAATACATATTCTCCTGTGTTAAATACTCAACCTCATCTTCTAATAACTCTATTCTGTTGAGTAATTGAT